TCAGCAGACCCTACTAGTTTAGTAGCTATGTATAAATTGAATGATGGTTATATATTTGATGAGGTACTATATCGTAAGAAGATGCTTAATAGTGATATTAGTAATGTACTGAAAGACAATGATATAAGAGAGATGGTATGGGCTGATAGTGCAGAACCTAAATCAATTGCAGAGCTAAAGACTTATGGTCATATGGTTCAAGGAGTATCTAAAGGTAGAGATAGTATTGTATATGGGTTAAATCTAATTAATCAGAATAAGATAAGTGTAACATCTCGTAGTACTAATTTAATACACGAGCTTCGTAATTATGTATGGATGAAAGACAAAGAAGGTAATACTTTAAATAAACCTATAGATAGATTTAATCACGCAATAGATGCAGCTAGATATGTATTAATGTCAGAGTTAGAAAATAGTCATAGAGGTAATTATAATATATGGTAATATTGTATGACAATTTGACAGTAAATAGGTAAAATATAGTACTGACATTCTGTCTTAAAAATGTAGACGAAAATTGCCAAAAAAGCAAAAGTGGCAATTCTTGTTACGCTAACGATGTCTAGTTTGGTCAATGAGAATAGTACTTAACAGAGATTGGTCAAAAAGTTTTAGTATATATAATATATATAATAAAAATACTCACAAGACTACTCACCCACTTGCTCATCACCTGTCACTTACTCATCACATATCTCACCCTACTCATCCATCAAATCTTCACAACACATTTATAAATTCAATAGTGTAACTGTTATGAGATTAACATTAAAAGGATATCAGTCATTTGCATCAGCTCAAGCATCAGCTACAGAGAAAGAAGAGTCATTAGACGATTTAAGCATCCTCAGAGCGTTTCTAATGCTATCTAACAAAGAAGTAGATGATTTACCTATTGACGTTGTTAAAAGTGCCTTAGAATCAATCTATGAGCTTTTAAGTAAAACAGAATATAAATTCACAACTACATTCAAGCACAAAGGAGTTTTATACGGATTCATTCCAAACTTAGATAAGATTAAGTACGGAGAGAATTCAGATTTAGTAAAATATATATCTGACTGGAATACTATGCACAGAGCTATGGCTGTTGCTTATAGACCTATCAAAAAGAATTGGTTTGGTAGACCTAAATTAATTAACGGTAAATATGTCATAGAAGATTATACAGGTACAAGTAATGCAGATGTATTCTTAGATTTAGATGTAGAGATAGTATTAGGAATGCAGGTTTTTTTTTACAATTTAATCAGAGAATTAGTGAACTCTATTCCGAGTTATTTGGAGAGTCTGGAGATACCTCAGGAAGTATTAACATCTTTGCAAGCAAATGGGGTAAGTATGCAGAGTTACATAAACTCGCTCAAGGAGATATAACTAAGTATGAAGAAATAACGAATACTCCTTTACATTCTTGCTTAATGTATTTAGCATATGAAGTAGAGAAACAAGAAGAAACAAATAGACAAATTAAAAAACAAAATAAAAGATAATGGTAGCATTTTATAACATATTAGATACAATCAAACAGGAGTTATTAGATTCACCTTTTGTTAATACAGTTACATATGGTGGATTAGATAGAGTAGACCTCAACAAAAAGACTATCTTTCCCTTGTCTCACTTTATGGTTAACAATGTAAGCTATGGAGAAAACATATTAACATACAATCTATCTTTATTATGTATGGATATTGTAGATGTATCAAATGAAGCTACTACAGATGTATTCATAGGTAATGATTCAGATGAGCATGATATATTTAACACGCAGCAAGCAGTTATTATAAGAGTGTTAGATTCACTTAAGAGAGGTGATTTGCATAGAGATATGTATCAGTTACAAGGAGAGCCTAATATTGAGCCTTTTGTAGATAGATTTGAAAATAGATTAGCAGGGTGGGCGGTTACATTTGATGTGATTGTTATTAATGATATGTCTTGTAGTTAATGGAATTAAAAGAAACATACGAGATACTTCAAGAGTTTGGAAAGCGTGTTAGACAACAAGCTAGATTAAACCTTTCTAAAGACAAAAAGAATGTTTCTAAGGAGCTTTGGGAGTCAATTGATAGTGATGTAAAGGTAAGTGGCAATAGCTTCTCTATGGACTTCTATATGAACCCTTATGGTATGTTTCAAAACTTTGGAGTTAAAGGTACTGAATCAGGTACATCACTTAGAGGTTACTCATATAAACAGAGTAGTAACTTAGTTGGAGTAGAATATCATACAGGTAGTTTAGCTAAGTGGGCAAAGAGTAAAGGAATGCAGCCAAGAGATAAAAAAGGTAGGTTCGGTAGCTATAAGACAATGGGTTTTATATTAGCTAATAGTATTAAAAAGAAAGGTATTAAGCCTTCTTTATTCTTTACTAAACCATTTGAAGAAGCATTTAAGGATTTACCAAACGAGTTGATAGAAGCATACGATTTAGATTTAGATACATTTATAGATTTCACATTAAAAGATATTAAGTAATGAATAGAATACAAGTAAGAAGTCCGTACTTTATAAAACATACAGAAACTGATTTATCGTCAATAGTCTTGCGTTTATTTATATACACAGGTACTCAAACGACAGACCAGCCAGCTAGTGCTACTTATCAACTACAAATAGATGCATATAATGAAGAGTGTATAGTTGATGTTTCTGAAATGATAGAAGATTATATTAATATAGAATTTGATGGTACTTATACTTCTCAAATGCTATGGATAGATTATGCTATTACACCTACTACTCAAGATGGTACAGACGCACCTGTTGAAGGAACCGAACTACCTGTAGTATCGTTAGAAGCATATGAGGGTTTTAGATATTTTGAAGAGGGAGCTCAGAATGTATCAAGAGCAGACGATACTAATAAGTTATTAATAACAAGTGATTGTATTTATAAAGGAACTGATGCATCTGTAAGAATACCTGTTATAGCAGATTCATCTTATGATGTTTCTTATATTAAAGATGGAGAGGTAGTATATACTGAATCTATTGTTGCGTCTTCTGAGTCTGCAGATAGAATTAAATATATATCTAATGAACCTGTTAATGGTGTAGATAATTATAAAGATAGAGTATTAGTCGATGGAGGTATTATAGAAGAAAATAATTGTTTAGAGTCTTTTTTAGGAACTATAGAATTATATGACTTAGATTACATACTTATAGGAGATGATAAGGTTAAAATAAAGCCTTCTAATTGCTCTAAATATAATTCTTATAAGATTACCTTTGTAAATAAATTCGGTGCATTACAAGACGTTTATTTCAATGGTAAGAGTGAACAGTCAATGAAGGTTAAAAGTGAATCTAAATACAGAAGCAATACAAGAGTATCTGATGGTTATTCTATAAACAAACATAATACAAGAATATTAACGAAGAATGGCTCTGATATGATAAAATTATCTACAGGGTTTGTAGTAGAAGATTCTTTTGAGACGTTTAAAGAGTTAGAACTTAGTAAACAAGTGTGGATTGAAAAAGATGGCTTAACATTACCAGTAACATTAAAAGATAGTACATTTAAATATAAGACCTCTCTTAATGATAAGCTAATAAACTACACAGTTACAGCAGAATTTTCTTTTAACAGTATAAATAACATAAGATAGTTTATGAACAAATTGGAATTATACGTTGACAATCAGAGGGTTGAGTTATTTAAAGACGAAGAGATTACTATTACACAAAGTATTAAGAACCTACAAACAGTAGATACTGTATTTGCTGATTATACACAAGACTTCAGTGTACCTGCTTCAAAAGTAAATCAAAAGATATTTAAACATCTAGATAGAGGAGATGTAGCTAATAGTTTAGATAGAAGACAAAGAACCAATGCAGATATTTTATTAAATGGAATTCTATTTAAAAGAGGTTATGTTATATTTAGAGAGGCACAAGTTGTAGATGGTAAAACAATTAGTTACAAGCTGTACTTTGTTGGTGGTTTAGGTCATTTAAAAACTAAGATAGGAGATTTAAAGATTAACCAATTAGATTACAATATAGCAGAGGTTCAGGATTATGACTCAGTAAAAGAAGGGTTATCAAGAGATAGAACTGACCTAGATAGTAATAGTCAGTTAGAAGATATATTATACTCCTTAATTACAGTAGACACAGGTCATTATTTTAGTGTTGATACAGCTAATCCTTCAACAGTTGACTTCCCTAAAAACTTATCATATGTAGGACTCGGTAGTACTTCAGTTGGTGGTGGTGGACTTAACTATCAATCTTTAAAACCATCTATAAGAATGGATGCTATAGTAAGAGCTATAGAAAATAAATTTAGAAGTCAAGGTGTTGTATTCTCAAGTGATTTCTTTAAAACTACAGTAGCAGAAAATCCTGAGTGGATGAATCTGTTTATGTTAATGCATAATAAAAAAGGTAAAATTGAAATATCTGAATTTACAGGTTTAAAGCAAGTAACGAATGGTGTTAATTCAGGTACAAGTGTAGTAGATTGGCAGCCTTCTATATCACAGTTAAGTATATTAGGTAACTATGAATCATCACAAGTATTTAACACAGATACAAATACATGGAGCGTTGATGTTGGTAGAGGTAGACATGCATTACTATCTTTTACTTTTGCTATAAGCTCAACTAGTTTAACAGCTAAATACAGTGTATATATAAAAGAGGTAAGTAATCCTAATTCGGAGTACAAAGAGCTTGTTAAGGATGTTATTGGTAATAAAGTAGTAACCTTAAATACTGGTTCATATGAAGGTCATAAGATTTATTCTTTTTGGGTAGAGAGTGGTGAAGCTACTAATGTTTCTATAAATGTAACTGCTACATATAGAGGAGCTTTAGGTTTTGCAAATGTAACAGATAGTGCTGCACTTAATGTATTGGTAGGTAATGAACAGACGTTAGATATACCTAAAATATTACCTGATATGAAGGTGTTTGATTTTCTTAAAGGTGTATTTAAATTATTTAACTTAGTAGCATATGAAGATAGAGATGGTGTTATAGTAGTTCAACAATATGATAAATGGAGAGAGAGTAAAAAGACTATAGATGTTACTGAGTATGTAAATGATAGTAAGTATGGAATTGATTTAAAAATGCCTTATAACTCTTTAATATTTAAATATAAAGAGAATGACTACACTGATAGAATGTTCAGAAATGAATTTATAGATGATGTATCTACAAGTGACTATGGTTCTTTTGAAGAAACAAGAGCAGAGATAACGTCTTCAGATAAATTCTTCACTTCAGAAATTCCATTTGAATTGATGAGGTATCAAAGATTATTACATTCATCAAATGAAACTTTAGACCCTTTACCTTTCAACATAAATAGTTCAGTACAAATAGCTGAGTTAGTAGATGATAGTGGTGATGAACTTGCAGGTAAGGGTATTATATATTATCCTATTAATTCTCAACACGCTGGATTATGGGATGTGGATGATATAGCTTTAAATAATGGAGCTGGAGATATAGAATCAATATCTGAGTATAATATACCATCTAATACATTAGACTTAAGAACATTAGCGAATCCTGAACCATATGCGTTACCATTTGGTGATTACTATGATAGTTGGACTAACAAAAATGTAGAAAGTGCAGGTATGTATCATAATAACCACTTTGATTTTTTATCACCTGTATTCAACACAAGAAATAGAGGTTTAAAATTAGAATTATATCTACCATCTCATTTATTAATTAACTTAGAGCTTAAGGATGATGTTGTATTTAAAGGTAAAAAATATAGAATAAATACTTTAAAAACTAATTTACAGAGTGGTAAGTCATCTATAGAAATAGTAGGATATAGCACATCTAGTTTCTCTAAAATAATAGAAGGAGGAGCGTTAAATGCACCTGTAATAACTTTAAATGGAGCTGAGACTATTAATGTAGATTATGGCGCTACCTATACTGACTTAGGAGCTACAGCTACAGATGCTGAAGATGGTACTGTAACAGTAACAGATGACAGTTCTAATATAAATACGCTAAACTCAGGAACTCAAGTAATTACATATAACGCTATTGATTCAGATGGTAATTCTGCAGCACCAGTATTTAGGACTGTAATAGTATCTTCTCCTCCTCCTCCAACAGTAGAAGATTGGAGCATACAATCAATTAATCAAACTACTAATGTCGCTCTGATAGATTGGGAAGTAGAAAGTATTGGTACTCCTTTAAAGAAGGTAAAGTTGTTTATTAAATTACAAGGCGCAGCTGATTCTCCTTTTGATTTATTGTCTACTGTAGATGGTAATTCTTTAAATACATTATCAGGAACATTCTCTTTTACGGGTGGTGATTTTCAAACATATGTAGCTTATCTGACAGTGGCAGCAGGAGGAGTAACAGTAAGGTCATCAGACGTAACAGTAACATTAACATAATTATGATAGAAGAGGCATTAGAATTATTAAGATTAGACGAATGGTATGGTCGTGGAGAACATATCGAGATTGCAAAAGGAAGGAATAAAAGACCAACATCAATTAAAGAAATTATTAACAGTATTAAAAGAGCTTACAAATGGCAGATAAGAAAAAGGTAATAGAAATAAAGGTAGAAGTAGAAGGTGCTAAACAGTCTATGGATAACCTTGATAAAGGTGTTAAGAAAGTAGATTCGTCAGGTCAGGCTATGGGTAACACCTTAGATAATGCTACAGGTGGTGCTATATCTAAATTTAAAGCTTTAAGAGGTGGTATAGGAAATGCTATTACAGGGTTCAAGTCACTTCGAGTAGCTATAATAGGTACAGGTATTGGTGCTTTATTGATAGCTATAGTGGCTGTAGCATCAGCATTTAAGGGTAGCGAAGAAGGTCAAAATAAGTTTGCCAAACTTATGGGTGTGATAGGTTCTGTCGTGGGCAATGTTATGGATGTATTATCTGACTTAGGGGAATTTATAATAGATTTATTTAGTGGCGATGGTGCTGCTATGTCTAAACTTAAATCATTTGGAGCATCTATATTTAATGTTATTGGTTTACCTATAAAGAATGTTATAGATACTGTTAAAGCTTTAGGTAAGGCTCTAGGTGCTTTATTTAGTGGGGATGTTAGTGGTGCTTTTGATGCATTAAAACAAGGAGTTCAAGATGTTAAAGGTAATTTTAATGAAGCTGCTGATAGTATTAATGGAGCTACTGATGCATTAAAAAGATTTGGAGAAGAAGCTATTAAAGAAGCAAAAATAGCAGCTGATATAGCAGATAAAAGAGCAAAGGCTGATAAGTTAGAAAGAGATTTAATATTAGAAAAAGCAAAAGGAGAAAAAGAAATAGCTGAGTTAAGATTAAAAGCAAAAGACTTAAATAACACAACAGCGAAAGAGCGTGAAGATGCACTAAGAAAAGTTATATCTATTCAAGATAAGTTAACAAATAAAGAAATAGAAGCTGCAACATTAAGGAGAGATGCAGTAGTAGAAGAAAACAAGTTATCTAAGTCTAATAAGGATGCTTTAACTGCAGAAGCAGAAGCAGAAGCAAAGTTAATACAACTACAAACTGCAAAAGCAAATAAAGCTCGTACTGTACAGTCTGAAATAACTGCAGCAGAAAATGCAGCAAGAAGCGATAGCCAAGCTAAAGCAAAAGAAGCAGATACAAAAAGAATAGAAGCAGAAAAAGCAAAAGCAACTGCCTTAGAAGCAATTAGAGTAGGTCAAATTGATACTGAAGAAGAGCGTAGAGCAGAAGAACTGAGAAAGGTTAAAGAGCATTACAAAGGATTATTAGACCAAGCTAAAAAATACTATGGAGAAAATAGTACGCAACAAGAGGAATTAGAGAGAGCTCAGAAAACAAAAGAAAACGAGTTAAAAGATAAACACGACCAAGAAGATAAAGACAGAGCTGCTAAAATAAAAGCAGAAGATGATGCTGAAAAATTAAAAGCTCAAGAAGCTAAACTTGAAGAATTAGAGTTAACTAAGGAATTTGATAATTTACAATTTGAAGAGCAAAGAGAAATACTTAAGTCAAGGCAAGCATTACTTGACGAAGATACTATGCTATCTGATGAGCAGAAGTTAGAAATGCAAAAAAAGTACAGTCAAGCATCTGCTAAAATAGATGATATAGAGCAGAAACAGAAATTAGATAACGCAAAAGCTATAGGTTCAATAGCTTCAGGATTGTCAGACGCACTAGGTAAAGAAAACGAAGCAGGTAAAGCACTTGGTGCAGCTTCGGCATTAATAAATACTTATACAGGTATGGCTGAAATTTGGGGTAAGAAGTCTGATATGCCTACTGTAGCGACTTCTCTTGCTCAAAAGATAGCAGGTACTGTTACTGTTGCTACAACAGGTTTTGCGGCTGTTAAAAATATACTAGCAGTCAATCCTAAAGGAGAGAAGAGTTCTAAAGGTGGTGGTGGTGGATTATCTGCAGTAAGTGGTGCTACGGCAAAAAGAATCCAAGCAGTAGATACAAGAGCACAAGATAGTAGTTTTGATTCAGTAGGTAATGAACAGTCAGCAAGAAACGCACAAGCACAATCAAATGTAAATGCACAATCTGATTCACCTTTAAGAGCTTATGTAACCTCAACAGATGTAGTAAGTGGTGCGCAGTTTGAAAGAAATAGAGTAGATGTAGCAGGATTCTAAGTGTTACTTATTAAAAAAAACAAGTGTTACTAATATAAAAACAACAATCAATGGATTTAATCGAATTATTTATCAATGAAGACGAAGCTAACGATGGAATATCAGCTATAAGCTTTGTAAAACAACCTGCTATAGAAGAAAACTTCGTGGCGTTATCTCAACAGAAAGTAGAATTTAAGTCTATTGATGATGATAAAAGAGTAGTCGTAGGACTTGCTTTAATACCTAATAAAGAGATATACAGACGTCAAGGAGATTATGAGTATAATATAGTATTCTCAGAAGATACAGTTAAAAAAGCATCTCATTTGTACCTTAAACAACTTAATAATAATAATGCTACATTGGAACACGAGAAAGATGCAACAGGAATATCTGTGGTGGAGTCTTGGATAGTGGAAGAT